TAGTGGAGGTGACTTCTCTGAAATAATGGAACAGGCTTATGAAGTACAAGCAGCTTTAGGTGGAGAACCTCTAAAAATAATCCCTATAGCGGCAGCTATGTCAAACGATATAATGTCGAGTCAATTTAATAAGTTCTATGGGGATGGGGGAGATGCTCAATTTAGAAAAAACATTTCAGAAGCTATTAAAGAGTTTGAAGTTAGACAACAAGAATACCTAGAATTATTAAATGTAGATCCTAATTTGCCAGAAGGTTTTACAGTACCTAAAGCAATAGCAAAAGAAACAGAGGCAAGAACTAAATTTGAAGAGGCTCGTCAGGCACACATACAGAAAAAAATAGATACGGTTGAAGATAATTTATTTAAAGTCACTGAAGGTTTGGTCAGAAATGATGCTAAGACTGATATAGGCGCTACTGCGGCAGGTCTGGTAGCTAAAAAGAAAGCTTTAGTTCAGGATCGTTTGTCTCCTATGTATACTGAATGGAAAACTAATGCTAAACAACAAGGAGTTGAACTAGCACCAGAAGGAGTAGACAACTTATTAGGGTGGGTAGAAAGTTTACCTTTAGATGAAGGTCGGTTCTTAAAAGGATTTAGTCCTCTATTAAGTTTAAAATCAAGAACTGATCTAGACCCAGAGACAGGTCTTTCTTTAGAGTCTTATAGTGCTACTGATATGTTGCAGTTAAAGAATCAAGTAAACGGAAGAATACGTGACTTATCTGGAACTACAGATTCTGCTGGTAAGGTACAGCTAAACTTATTGAATAGGTTTAAACAAGGCCCTCTAGCAAACGCATTAGATGAATTACCTGATGGTTTTGGAGATGCTTTACGTAAGATAGATGAAACGTATTACAAAGAAATGGGTATCCCGTTCAATTCGGCTGGCGTAGCTAAAATGTCTGTCAGTAAGTTTACTAATCAAGTTGCTAACGATTTAACTAAACTACAAAACGCAAGAGACTTTATAGGGGCTGTTGGTGAAGAGGGCGTTCCTGTTTTAAAAGATGCCATATACGCAAAGATAAACAACTTAGCTATAAAAGGAAGTGACGTTGCTCACGAAAAACGTATAAAAGCATGGCTCAATGATCCAGACAACGCTGAATTAATTTCTTTAGTTCCTAATTTAGGGGATGAACTTTCAGACGCGGTAGTCGCTATTGAAAGTTCCCATGCAACCATTGCTCGTCTTAAAGCAGACTATGCCTCTAACGCATTTCAAGCTACTAATGATTTTTTAAAGCTAACTCGTAATAGCGGATTAGACAGTACAGTAGCTAACATGATAAAAAGTGGTGGCGCTAGTATGGGAGATATATTACCTCTTCTTAAAAATATGGATATTGAAAGCGAGGCTATGTTTAGAACGGGTATACGTCTACAGTTAACAGAAAGGGCAATGAACAATAAGATTGTAACATCTTCTGGCAAGGCTAAGACACAAGCCCAAGCTTATATGGAGGCTAATAGAGAAGTGTACACTGAGTTCTTTGGTGCAGAGTACATAGATCAGTTTTCAACAGCTATGAAAGCTTTTGATATAGTAGATACTGGCGCTAAAGTGGCTAAGATACCTATTAGAAGTTCTACTAAAGCTAATGAACTATTAAAAGAGTCTACAGGAGTAGGGGCTTCAGAGGTTGCTTCAGCATACCGTAGGGTTCAGAATAGATTTATGAGTCCAATAGGAGCAGCAACAACTATAGTTTCTAAGATAGCCCAGTTTAAATTAGACGGTAAAAAAGAAGCCCGTCTTAAAGAGTTAGTCTATGATCCTTTAGTTGTATCTAAACTGGCTAAACTATATGACTCATACCAGAGTGCTACTTTAGCTGATAAAGCTATAGCTATTAAGGATGCAATGAAAAGAGTAATAATGAAAAATACTAAAAGAGGTATTTATATCGGAGCGCGTGAAGGTAGGTTGAGCGAATACGGTACTCCACCAGAACAGGAACAAAACTAATGTTAGAAGAGATGATGGCTCAGTATGAGCGAGGGAAGCAAGAGTTATCTGGGATGTGGTCTTCTATAGATGGTGCTATGATAGCTGCTAAAGCGTCTGACGCTCTCAAGAGGGCAGCAGGTACTCCAGAGAATGCTAACATGACACAAGCTATAGAAACGTCTAGGGCTGGCGGTGAGGCTGTTCAGTTAGAGGCTGGTCTGTTTGAAGACACTATAGCCGACACGGTAGCGCCTGATCTAGAGGCAGAAGCAGTAGAAGTAGATTCTGGTCTTAGCTTAGTAGATAAAATTATATCAGATTTTGATAAATCAGAAGGTATATTTAAACATAAGAGTGTAGAAGGTGGAGCAGACACTATGCCCTATGGACTAAAGGAGGGTATGTCAGATTTAAACATGGCAGACTTTACTGGCCCTGATGGAGTAGTAGATTACAAGTCGGCAGCAACAAACTTAATTAATCAAAGAGTAGGCCAGCTTCAGAGTTCCTACCCTGAGTTTGATGATATGCGTAGTGGCTTACAGGAAACATTGGTTAGCACTGTATGGAATCAAGGGATGTCAGGCGCAGACGAGCTAAAGAAAAGCCTTAATGCTGCTATGGCTCTTACAGGTGAAGATCAAGTCGAGGCTGTACAGTCTAGCTTAAAGAATCAGTTATTAGATGGGGTGTCTACTAACGACCCTAAAGACGGTAAAATGAGGCCGTTAGGCGGTCTTATAGCGCGTAAGGCAGCAGACTATAATATGGCTGCTGAGTCTTATGGCTTCCCTCCTATTTCTTCTTGGAAACTAGAAAAGGACTTAGTTAAAATAGGGGATAAAACTTACAGGGAAAAAGTCACTTACTTAGACGCAGAAGGTAATGAAATAATGTCTCACCGAAAGCAGAGTAATAGACACAGTAAGTCGATGACTAACGAGGGATCTCTAGACTAAATTTTAGGCAAATAAAAAGGCCCCTCAGATTTCTCTTTGGGGCCTTTTTTGTTTACTTCTTTCTATTACCTACATTATCTTCTAACTCTATGAGAAGGTCTATGTAATGTTTGATCTTCTCTAGATCCTCTACACCATTCTTATTACGCCACCTAGATATGTACTTTACGATACTACCTTCGATAAAGGACAGGTTGTTAGCGTGAATGTATTCAATAGGCTGAATGCCTCCCATTTGATAGTGACTACCTCCTACTTGAGTGTCTAGTGATGAATTAGGTTCCATCTTCAAAATCCCCTCGCTCTATAGCAATCATTAATTTATCGTCAAACCTCTCTAACAACTCTTCAGCAGAAATACATAATATCTCAACTAACAGGTCTACATCGTAGTCTCTGGTTATGTCTTCTATTAGTTCCTCTACTGTCTTAGCCATTGGCTGTTTTACTCCATTTATTAAGGGCTTTCATATCATCTTGTGAGAACCATTTAATGTCGTGCTTATCACACCAGCCAGCGTTAGTTAGTTTAGATCCTTTCCGTAGTTTCTGATGGGGCTTAGACCAGACAAAGACAAGTATCTTATTTTCTTTTAGCATCTGGTCGTGGATAGCTTTATACTTCTGGGTGTCTCCAGACCTAAAAAATCCTTTGACTTCAATAAAGATATTACCCTTAATGAAGTCTGGATTATAGGTCTTATGGATTATGTACCCCATCTTTTCAGATTCGTACTCCCATTCAGATAAACCTAAAGCTACCCTAGCTTCTAGTTTACTTCGGTACTTTGGCAGTTGCTTTTTTGACATCTGGAATATCCTTTAATAACGCCTGTACCATTTGACCTGTACCATCAATAAAAGGGCTGCCGTGTAGTGCCCATCCTAGATTCAATAGTATGTTGATCTGCTCTTCAAAACGCTCAGATCGGGGAGTCTGTACTACTTTAAACTTTACACTCATGTTACTTAGTCTCGGTTATTTCAATTACTCTAGGTAAACTCCAAACTTCCGTTAGGAACTTAGGGCCTGTACTATACAAGAAAGTCCTTAATTCAGGGTAGCAAGTATGCTTATAAGGACAGTAAGAGCATTGTGTAGATAACTTCATATTCCCACTTTTACCATCTGGTACTGGGTAGCTACATGGCTCAGGCATTTCATCTTTAGATACAATATCTTTTAAGTGAGTGATCCTGTCCTCAATGCTTTCACCTTCAGTCAAGTCTATCATTGCTAAGGCTAAATGTCCATTGCCTTTGTCCATAGCAAGCCATCCACCCTCCTTAACTCCTAGCCCTGCACCATACCCTTTTAGCTGATCTACATAGCCAAAGGGATCGTCAAACTCTACAGTGTTATCCTTGAACTTTTTAAAGGCGTAGCTGGAGGCTGATTTAACATCAATAAGTTTACCATCAATAGTACAGTCCATAGAGCCCTTGACTCCATTAACCTCTACCTTACCTTGTTCATTAGCTACAGTGTGACCACCTAGACGTACTAACAATAAGACTAACTCTTCTATTACATGACCGTACAGGAACTTAATCAACGTAGAGGGCTCTAATTCCTCTTTAGGGTAGTCTTTGGAGTTAAGCCATACCTGTCTATCAGGTTTGCCTACGGACGACATACGCAAGCGTGTGGAGTCTCCGCGCTCTTCAAACAATGACTTAAATACAGCCTCCTTTACGTTAGTCCCGAACAGATCAAATATCGCATCAACATCTACGTCTGGATCTGCTTCGCTATTCTTGACTACCGAATAAACGTCTTCTATTAATGTGTCTAATGTTTTCATTTGCACCTCTCAAAATAATTTAATGCCGACTTAACTGCGGCTACACTATCGCCAAGTAAACCTAGTCCTTTATTACATCTACTACAGAGTAATCCTCTAACCTTGTTAGTTAGATGATCATGGTCTATACATAAAGATTTACCCTCATCTACAAAACAGATACCGCATAGATGGTTCTGGTCTTTAAGCATCTCTTTATATTTCTCCATAGTTAGATTAAATTTATCTAAGCTAAGTTTTAGTCTGTAATCTTTTCTACAGGACTTACAGGTTCCTTGCAGCTTGTCTTTTTTTGTACCGTCTTTATCGAAACCTCTTATAGGCTTCGTTATGTCACAGCTAGTACACAGTTTAGTGGCACTCATACCAATTATTCCCTATCTTAGATTCTCCGTCCAATGGACAGTTCATGTTTAACTCTATACCAGCATTAACGATAGCTTCTACAGCCAATACACCAAAGCGTTCTGAGTGTGCCTCCAGCACTTGAGTCTGATACTCATCGTGGATGTTACCTACAAAAGTAAAGTCTAGCTTTTCTTCTCTAGCACTGTTGTATAATAACACAAGTGCCTTTTTCATAACAATCGCCCCTGCTGACTGTAAGAGAAAATTAGGGGCTGAGTGTTCAGACCTAACCCAGATTTTACGACCGTCCAAGCCCTTTAAATATCCCCTGTTAGAAGCTTTCTTAATCTTAGTAATTAAGTCAGCTAGTGAAGGAATGTTATTGAATAGAGTGGCTTTTAGCTGCTTACCTTCTGCGGCAGATCCATTGATTATAGTGCCCATCTTAACGTCACCAGCCCCATAGATGATAGCATATATCATTGTCTTGGCCTGACCTCTAGAAGGTAGTCCAGCCATCTCCTGATTGTAGGAATGTATATCACCGTCTATAATCTGATTGATGTACTCTTCATCATTCATGTAGTGGGCTAGCATTCTCAATTCTAGGCCAGAAGCGTCACAACCAACTAGCTTATACCCTTTGGGCACTATCCAGCACTCACGGCACTCTTTACCATAAGGGCTGTATGATGCAGGGACTTGGGCAACATTAGGGCTGCTATGGGTCATACGGTTTGTTTGAGCGCCTATAGCATTAACGTAGCCGTGTACTCTGCCATCGTCTGATACAGACTCTACCCAACTCAGAACCATTCCTACGCGCTTCTGGAGTAATAGAAACTCTTTGATCATCACTGCTTCAGGTATGTTTACATCTTCTAATACTTTCTCGTCTATCTTAGGTAAGCCTGTCTCAGTAAACTCAGTAGGCTTCCAACCAAAGTGGATCAAGTAACGTCCGATCTGTTGGCGACTACCTAAGTTAAAGATAGGGTATTCAAAGACACCATAACTGCCTTGTGAGTTATGATGAAAGCCTTGATCTCTATGCTTACCCATGATGGCTGCCTCAGTACCATCTTTCTTTAGTGGGTTCTTAGGGTAGTTCTTTTCTACCCATACTGGTAAAGGTGTAAAGCGTTTACGGACTGTAGCTTCTGCATTCATCATGCTCTCTTTGAGTTCAGCTAACAATATAAAGGCTTTCTTTTCGTCCAGTAACCAACCACTACGGGTCTGTTCAGCTATAATTTTATGTACGTCCATCTCTAGTTGGATAGACTCTACAGAAAAATCCTTAACTTCTTTTAGTAACTTACGATAGGTGAATAAGTTTACTTCAGTATCGGTAATACAATACTCTAGCATCTCATCACTATAATAACTGAAGTCAGTGAACTTACCTTTTGGATAACCTAAACGCTGTCCCCATGATGCTAGAGAATGCCCACCCTGACGCGCTGGATCGGCAAGTCTAGACAAGACTAAAGTATCGGTTAGTTTGATGTTACTGAAGTCAATGCCTAATAGACGTTCCAATACAGGTATATCATAACCTAGTATGTTGTGGCCTATGATCTCAGTAACGTCTAACAGATCAGCCTTTAACTGGGCTAGATTATTGACGTACTGGGTAGACGTTTTAGTATTGATGTCTAAGGTGACTACACACCATATCTTGTCTGGATTAAAGCCATTAGCTTCGATGTCCAGAACTATAGATTTAGAAGTCATAATTACTTGTTTCCTGTATTATCGGGGCCTGACCAGCCTCTAATCGGCTAGTATCTGAGTTATAGAACAACCAACCACCTACGCCTGTATTACCTGTCCTACGACATTTAACTAGCTGGATCTTAGTACAGTTCCTAGCATACTCATCTTCAGCTAATTTGTCACGGCTTAATAGGATAGTGTTGAATGCAATCTGGTTAATAGATCCTGATCCTTTCATATCATATTCGTTTACATCGTGTGCATCCTTAGCACTAGGTTTCCTCATGTGACTAACTACAATAATACTAACTCCAGTTTCCTTAGCTAGTTTAAGGCATTTATCCATAAAGGCATCTATGGTTCCATTCTCATTGGAGGTCACAGCAGCCTGTAGAGGATCTAGTATAAGAACATCACAGTCTAGCCCTTTAACCATGTAACGCATCTTAGAGAACAGTTCATCAGCCTCTAGAGCCCCTTGATGGTCTAGTATGTGTAACTTATCTGTATCAGCTAATTCCGAATACTTCTTATGTAACTGGTCGTAGTCTCGTTCAGGTTGAGGTACGTTAGATATGTTCTGACCAATATGTACTGATATTAATTTCTCTATCGTTTCACCGACATCAGCCTCTAGGAAAATACAGCCTATACGCTTATTAGACTCCATCAACATATCATAGACTAGGTTATAGACTACGGTACTCTTACCGATAGACGTTAACGCCCCTAGTACAGTAATTTCACCAGCCGCAATACCACCATTCATCATGGCATTTAATGAACCGAATGCTTTAGGTAGTGGCGTGACTTCTTCAGTACCTCGCTTTACGAATAGATCCCAGTTACCTGCATCAGACAAAGAGACTACGCCAGCAGGTCGATGAGGTTTAGCAGACCACCAGCACTCGGTAAACTCTTTAACCTTACCCTTCATCAACATCTCAGACGCATCTTTAAAAGGCATCTGCATTACTTTGACTTTGTTAGGTGAAAATAAGTCTACGATATTCTTAGTCGCATCTGAACCTGCTTCATCTTGATCCATACACAGTATAACACTATCAAACGACTCCAGAAACTCAAGTGATTCTTTGATTCCCTTCACCGCACTACCTGAGCCGTTCTTTAAGCTTACTACAGGCCATTTACCGTGAAACATAGAACTAACTGCTAGGGCATCTAACTCACCTTCAGTGACCGTTATATAGCGTCCACCAGCACGACCCTCAAATACATTCTGACCGAACAGTCCTGCGTCCCCTAGATTACCACTGCAAAAGAATTGCTTATACTTAGTTACCCTTGTCTTCAAGGCCACAATCTTATTGTCGCTGTTGTAGTACGGGTAGTGGTGTTTAGTGATATCTCCTTTAGCGTCATACTCTATCGTAACGCCAAACTTGTCTAGAATATCTTGGGATAACCTGCGGTCTGGTATAGAGCCCCTAGTGCCTTTGATTAGATCCTCCTGCTTTACCTCTTTACGCGGAGGTGTAGGAACTACTGTTGATTGATTGTGCATTGATTCCCCTGATTTAATGAAGTGACCACAGCCTACAGAATAGCAGGTAGCGTGACCATCTTTATACTTAACTAAATTATCTTTAGATCCACACTTATAGCATGGGCCTCTACTGTCTACTTCTGAGTTACCTGCCGAATAGTTGATAGCCATTTATCGTGATCCTCTTTTGTTAGGTAGTGTGTCAATAAGTTAATGATTGCTGCTAGGGTAACTCTGTCGTTATCCCTTTCCCTAGTGGTCGGATACCACCCTCTATCCTCTACCGCATGGTCTAGGACGTTATAGTAATTCTTTAACTCAGATATTACCAACTCTTCAATCTCCTGATCTGTTAGGGTCATAGATCCTCCAGCCTAAGCTTTAACTTAGTTATCATATTCTCATTGTATGCTACAAACTGACCACCTCTTCTGACCCCCTCTTCATAGTTTGCTATTTCCGTTTCAATCTTAGTACGGGCTTTAGAAGCTGCAATCTTTTCCTTTAGTGATTTATTTTTCAGTGTCTTAATCATCAGTTCAGTCATGTTTATGAGGCTCTCATTATTTGGGTTATTTTTTCTTTTCTTTGACTATCAATTTTACCGTACAAATCATTGTATGCGATAGCTGAAACGATAGCACTCTGGCCCCTATGTAATAACTTGGCGCAGTTTAAGTAAGAAACTCCTAAGACTCGTAGTGCTACCAGTTTGTCTAATTCATAAGACGACCAGTACACTTGAGGGCCCCTACATTTTTTATTCTCTTCTTTAGGTTTGATTTCTTCAGTTCTGAAACTTGCAGGAATCTTTGGTTTGAATATTAAGCTCATAATCTAATTGCTCCAATACTTTGTTCATATAGTCTTCATATAATAGGTTGAGGTTAGCGTCCATCTCTTTAGGTTCGATAGTGCTTTTCCTGTAGGCTTTTTCATACTTAATGCGAGCATCCTCTACGGGATCATCTTTGATTGTATTCATATCATATCCTCTTTGGCACATAGGGCTGCTGCCTGTACCTCTTCAGGGCCCCATGTAGCTTCGTTGTGAGTGTATAACTCATCACACCACACTTGCTTATA